GAAGAGAGTTTAGGATCGCATCCGCCGAGCGAGTCTCAACAGGCTCAACAGCGGCAGCCGCATCAGACGCCACTACAGGCGTTACAACGGGTACAGTGACCTCAGTCTTAGCGGCCGCCTTGCTACGGGGGGCCTTTGCGGCAACAGCCGGTGCAGTTACAGGAGCCGCCACAGCGGGCTCGGTCGTCTTAGCATTCTTAGTGGTCTTTGAGTCCTTAGCCATCTTGTTTGAATTAACTGAAGTAGAAGAAGAAGGCATTTCTAACGCGGTTGGTATGCTTACTTATATCCTGACCTGTTTAAATCACATTCTATGAATTCCGCTCATAATAATGAAACATGGTTGGAATGGATCCTTAGAATCGTACAAAATAAAAAGTAAGACACTAGACAGAACATAAAGGTACTGTCCGTAATCTATATGATGAAATTTCTCCGCAATATTGCATAAATAATTTACAAACTTTCTCCGTTGAGTATTTGCGATTTTTTGCTCATCTGCCCATTCTTGAAATTGTTCAATTAATATCATGACATAAAAACGAACCTTAAGTGGACCAAGAGACATAAATGTATTAGGATTCACATCAAAAAAATCGTAAGCTTGAAGAACATGTGATACGTGCGTAAAACGATGAGTCAATATTTGATCTAATGTTCTAAATGATGGTTCAGTATGTGATATTGAAAGTTTTCTACGAACACGATAGATGTATAACTTATGTAATCGTTTTCTTGTTTCACTACTTATATCTTGACGCGTATAAGGATTCTTTAGTTCAGTTGAATTATCCATACATTGTATCATACTACGAATATCAAACCAATATACTTTGCCATTTTCTTCAAATGCAAAATAATCAAGTGGATAAAGTTTTTCTTTCTCATCAAATGTAAATAATTCTTCTGTATTGCTACAAAGTTCACGTTTCAAAACTCCAGGTCCTGATAAACGTAAAATATTTCGAATAAAATATCCTCTCCAAATTTTTTGAATTAATACTACCTTTGGTTCTGTATTATTTACGTCTGCCCAAAGTTTAGGATTTTTTGATCTACTATGCTTTCCACAGAAACGAAGTCCTGTTAATGCATCGTGTGGACATCGCAGCGTCGATAATATATTCTTGCAACATCCACATTGTGGCATGCTTTCTTATCTTTATCAAAAACGGATTTAAATCGAATACACCTTATATCAAGCACAACAATACAGAATGACAAGCAATATTACTATCGTATCTGCATCTAAGATCAACAAGGATAACCTAACCTTTGTAGTCGGTCAAGCTAAAGCTGGACGTAATCCTCCTATTAATATGAAGTATGATGGACAGAACTTTCAGCTACGTCTACCTGCAAAGATTCAGATTCCTAGTGGCCTTTGGGTTCGCGAAGATCCTCAGAATGGCAGTAAATCTTATACTCTAAGCGTACCTCTAAAAGGTTGCGACCCGTTTGGTCGTGATCGTAATAATGATGGCTCAGAAATGGCTGCACTTTACAACTATCTTCTAGATCTAGAGGATAGTCTTGTACAGCAGGCATTCGAGAACAGCACTAAGTGGTTTGGTAAGAAGCGTTCTATGGAGGCAATCCGCGATAGCTTTGCAAAGATTGTATCAGTTTCATCTGATGTAGTCAATGGAGAGCGTGTACCGAACGGTAAGTATCCTCCCAGTTTCCGTGTAAAGATTCCGGTCTACGACGGCAGTGTAAAGTCTGACATTGTAGATGGAAATGGAAATCCTATGTATGCGACTCCTGAGTCAATTGTATCAATCTTCCCTAAGTCAGTAAGTGCTAGTCTAGTAATTACTGGTAGTGTTTACACTATCACTGGTGGTAGCTTTGGAGTAACGTGGAAGCTTACGTTTGCCCGTGTATATCCTCAGAGTAAGCTAACTGCTAAGGATGTATTCAAGGATGAAGTACCTGATGATGAAGACGATGAGGAGGATGCTCCTACTGAGTCTCAGGCTGCACCTCCTGCTGCGAAGCTAACGGTGGAGATTCCTCCGGTTGATACTTCTCGTCTCCTAGAAGAGGAGGCACCGCAGGAGAAGCCTGTTGCGTCTCGTCGTAAGAAGGCGACTGGAGGTGCAAATATGTAAGCCAAACTTTAGAATCTGAAGGTGGAATATAAATAATAAAATTTGAATCAATAAATAAAACACGATTTGAAATAATATATATTTTTTTCACGGTTGCACATCTGTTCAACTCTGAAATAGATTTTTTGCCACATCGCGTACACTCGTATACATCAGGTTGCTTCTCAAGCATACTTGGAAATATAAGACGAGTACCTGAACTAAGTGATCGGTCTACAAGTGTAGTAAAATCATCTTCTAAACAATCTTGATATGCTTCAGGTGAAAGTACTGACCAAATTGTTTTATCAAGTGAAACCCAATCTTCTTGTAATAAAGTAGAAAACTCATTATCACGAAACCAAAGTGATTCAAATTTTTCCTCGTCATCTTTTTCATGTTCGGATAACCCAACACGGTTTAGATCAGAATCGTATAACCAATAAACGGACAACTTATCTTTTATGTAAAGTGGATCTATAGCGCCTCGGTATACTATTCTACCATTATAATCCCATTCTTCTGCATCTATGTCCTGATCGTGTGATGCAATATCAGGAGATACATTTTTATAGCAAAGTGATGGTCTCAATTTTGAGTACATTTGTTATTGTAAGAGTTAATCAAACTTAACTGTTACACGCATATCATGGTGCTTTAGTGATTTAGTTGCAGAGTTAGAAAGTTCATGACGTTTTTTGAGGGGGTCATCTTTCTTTTTTGTGTCCTGAAGACGGTTCTCCATATCTTTGTGAACTTCATCTTGGTGTTCTTCAAGATAAGATAGAATTTCGTCAGTAATTGCCCATTCAAAAAAGTTAAGCTGACCAACAGTTGTTTCCATTTCATGAAACTTGATACGCTTCCAACGGCAGAATGGGTCAAACATCTTTTTGCTATACGCCTTCAAATGTGACTTGTAGGAAAGATAAACAATAACATGTTTTTGCTCTTTAGTAACATACGTAATATTGAATTTCTTTGCATAATTTGTTACAAACCAATCAATAAGACGAAGTGAAATTTTTGACTTGCCATCCAAAATAGATTTGACTCGGTTGAAATTTTCAGCATTTGTGTAAAACTTTTCTAGACGAAACAGAACCCACTGTTCTTGCGATTGAATTTCCATTCTATTATTAGGTTTCTTTCTCTCCATTAAAACGGATTTAGGCTTATATGTTATATACCAATAAATATAAATGGACGAACATATTGCTTTTCTTCTTGAAAAATACGGTAAAAATGATCAAAGAACTGATGAATGGCATCAAAAACGTGGACAGATGTTAACTGCTTCTGAAATTTATAAAGCATGTGTAGATGCATCACCAGCATCAAAACATGAAATCATTATTTCAAAGCTGAATCCAAAATCAAGTGGTGGTTGTGGAGCTCGTGCTCTGATATGGGGAACACGATTTGAGCCAATTGCAAAAGATATTTACTGTTACATGTATCCTGGACTTGAAATTCACGATACAACTTGTATTCCTCATCCTGATCATTCGTTTCTAGGTGCGTCACCTGATGGTATTCTTAAGCATTCGGATTCAACTCACGAACTTCATGGAAGACTAATTGAAATTAAGTGTCCTATTAGCCGTGTTTTGGACGATAGCCCAACATCAGTTACTTATATGTGCCAAATGCAGCTTCAAATGGAATGCACTGGTCTTAAAAAGTGTGAGTTTGTTGAAATGAAATTTAAGGAGCTAACATATACTGAGTGGGTAGATTCCAAAGCTCAGTATAAGTCATTCTATGCTGTTATGGCAGATGGTGCTGTAAGTTACAAACATTTTAATGATACAAGAAATATTGAAACGTGGCGTAAAGAAGTACTAAATAACGATGAAGATAGTCGTATGCTATTTTGGGAGCTAACCGAATCTCGTATGAAGACTGTTGATCATGATCCCACATGGATAACTACAAATATTGAAAGTTTTAAACAGGTGTGGGATTCAGTCGTTCAACACCGAGCTGCTGGGACGTTTCCTCGGAATCCGAAGGACGTGTCAACACTGATCCTGTAGGATAATAACGAACTAACCAATCAAGATTTGTTCGTTCCAAATTTTCAGAATAAAATCCATTTGAACCATCGTGAACTCTTAACACATGATTAAAATATTCTTCATACATTAGACCGACTCTTTCTAGAGTAAAGTTATTCATAGCCCAATCGCGACAATCTTTGCGAGAAATATTATCAATATTTTTACATGCCCATATAAACTGCTCCATACTGCGGCAACGGTAACCCGTTACTCCATGTAGGTTATTCTCGGCAAATCCACCCCAATCTGTTGTAATTGTAGGAGTTCCTGAAAAGAGAGCTTCAATAGTTACACCGCCAAACGGCTCATTATAATAAGTAGGTGCAAGTAGAGCCTTTGCATTCTTCATTAGATCTTTACGTTCATGAGGTTCAACATAACCAATAACAGTTACGTGATCAGGAATTGTTCCACCGCAAAGTGCTGCTAGATCACCTTGACCTGCCACATACAGCTTTGCACCAATTCGTCTGGTGATATCAACAGCTAGTTCAATTCCCTTTGATGGAATAATGCGACCAACAAAAAGAAAGTAATCTTTAGGAGTATCACAAAACTCAAAATCTTCAGAATCAAAATAGTTTGGAATTACTGCATCATAAAAGTGTGGCGACTTATCATATTTCCCATATACAAAGTTCATAATTGAATACGACTCATAAACTGCATATGGTGTACAAACCTGATTTGGGCATCCAATACCTGGTTCTACAGGAATCAGCTTGTCCCGATATGCTTCAAAAATAGGCTGGTGTGCATACCCCCAAAAACAAAGAGCAAAATCATTCTTTTGAACACGCTTACCTACTTCTGCAATAGCACGAATGTTAAATGTCTTGTGTGCATGATCAGCAGTATTATGTTGGAAAAAATCTTTTTTCCAGTTATACGATCCATATGCTTCCTGAAGCACTGCATTATCAGTTACAGTAATATGCTCGGTACAGATTACATCTGAATCTTCATGACCGTAATGATAAATTGTATGACCTCGGTCTGTCATCATTTTGCAAAACTTTAAAACTTTTTGTGTGAATGCACATGCTGAATAATCTTTTCGCGTAACTGTGTGGGGTAATCCAAAAACATGAAAGCGCATTTTTGTTTAAACAAGCGGATCATAGCTTTAAATAAAAATGTACTCACGTGATTTTCATAAGTCTATTGAAAACGATGAATACCCTCAAGCCGTTCGTCTAGCTGAGTATATTGCTAATAA